CAGCAATGTGCAAAGTGGCTCATTGACGGTTGGTAGCACTACCGAGAATGTCACGATCGCGGCTGCTGTACTGGCAAACTCATTGCTGTTTTTCACGGTGGCTGCTGGCTCAAATCGCCCCGATGAGACTGCGATCAGAGGCGAACTTCAGGCCACAACCAACATCCGGTTCACATCGAACTCTGCCGGCGGCATCCAGCGGGTCATCAATTGGTTCGTGGTGGAGTGGACATCTGGCGTTGATGTACAGCGTGGCAGCCTGGCGTTAAGTACCATTTCACAGACCGCCAGCATCTCAGCAGTCATCTTAGATGACACTTTCCTGCTCCCCGGAGGCGAGAACAGGGCTGGCTCGACATGGGGCAATGACGACTGTTATGCGGCTGACATCAACACCACGACCACGGTGCGGTTTCGCAAGTATAACGGGTCCAGTGGAACGGTCGCGTGGCAGGTCTGCGAGTTCACTACCGGCGCTGACATTAGTGTGCAGCGCGGAGAGGAGGATACGGCCGACGCCAGCCTCACAGAGATCCCGGTCACGATCACCGCCGTCGATCAAGCGAAGAGCTTCCTCACGTCACAGTGGTCGCTGAATGGTAACTGGCTTCCAAACGCGGCGCCCCTCCTCTTAAAGTTTAACAGTGACACCGAGTTCGAGTTCCAGAAAGGCGTTGCCAATAACGATGAACAGCGGGCCACTTGGGAAGTCGTTGAGTTGGCCGACAATACGCAGGTTCAGACCGGCCTGGCGGCGTTTGCTAATGCCGATACATCGAACTCCCCTACAATAACTTCGGTTGATACCAGCAAGACGTGTGTGTTCAACGGCGGCGACCAGTCGTTGTCGAATGGCGGCGGCAAGACCGCGTTCGGCGGCGACGATGCAGTCGGCTATTGCAACGCGCGAGATGAGCTGACCGATTCGACTACAATTACTTTGCGTCGAATTGAGACTGGTGCTACCAGTGATTTCCAGTGGCAGGTCATCGAGTGGGATGCGGCGCCGGGCGGCGCAATTGCCGCCGCCCCGGCGCTGGCGTTCGCGGTAGTCCCCGACCTCACGGGCGACGGCCAGCTCTCCGCGGCCGCCGCGATGCTCTTCAACCTGGCGCCCGACTTGAACGCCCAGGGCCAGCTCGACGGGGCTCCGGCCCTGGCGCTCAACCTTGCCGCGGATCTCCAGGCTCGAGGCGAACTCGAAGCCGCCGCCGCCCTGGCCTTCACGGTCGCGGCGAACCTCCAGGGCCGCGGACTCATCGACGCCGCGGCCTCGATCGTCTTCACCGTTGCGGCGGACCTCCAGGCGGAAGGCCAGCTCGACGCGGCCGCCGTGATGGCGCTCACCGTGGCGGCGGATCTACGCGCGACCGGAGCCCTCGACGCGGCGGCGACCCTGGTCTTCGCCCTGGTTGCGGATCTCCAGGACGCGGCCGAGGGAGCGATCAGAGCGAACGCCCAGCTCGCGTTCACCGTTGCCGCGGATCTCGAAGCCGAAGGCGCGCTCGACGCGGCCGCGGCGATGGCCTTCTCCCTGGTTGCGGACCTCCAGGCTCGCGGCCAGCTCCAGGCCTCGGCCCAGCTCGCGTTCGCCCTGGCGGCGGACCTCAAGGCCCAGGGACAACTCACCGCGGCGGCGGCTTTGCTCTTCAACGTCGCGGCGGATCTCGACGCCCAGGGACAACTCACCGCGGCCCCGGCCCTGGTCTTCTCGGCCGTGGCGAACCTGGCGGCCGGCGGCCAGCTCGACGCGGCGGTCGCCCTGGCGTTCACGGTATCGGCGGACCTACAAGATCAACCAGCCGACGGCGCGATCGACGCCTCGGCCTCCCTGGTCCTCACGCTCGTCGCGGATCTCCAGGCGCTCGGCCAGCTCGACGCGGCGGCCGACATGGTCTTCGATGTCGCGGCCGACTTGCTCGGCGAGGGCGCGATCACCGCGGCGCCGGCGATGTCGTTCGCCGTGACGGCCGACGGTCGCCTGGTCGGCGGCATGGACGCCCAGGCCGCGCTCCAGTTCGGAGTCGTTGCGGATTTACAGGACGCGGCGGGCGGGCAGATCGCCGCGGCCGCCCAGATCACCCTCACCGCGGCGGCGGATCTACTGGCGCGGGGATCGCTTTCCGCTCTCGCGCCTTTATCCTTCGCCGTGGTCGCGTTATTGTTCGACTCGGGCGCGCGCATCATCCCGAACTCGCTCCAGACCTTGCTCCGCTTTTTGGACAATAGCCGGCAAGACATCAACGAGGGGACCGACAACGTCACCCAGACACTCGAGGCGGGCCGCTCGAACTCGACCCAGTAGGAGGAGACACCGATGGCATCATGCGACAACGACTTCTCGGGGATCTGTATCGCCCGGAAAAGAGGCGACACCGCGCCCGACAAGATCTTCGTCACGGATCCGGAGAACGACGGCGCGCCCCTGGACGTGAGCGGCTTCGGCTTCCTCATGACGGTCAACACGGAACAAGATCCGGAGCCCGTAGGCCCGCCGATCATCGGCGTCGAGATCGCCCAGCTCACCGGCGCGATCATCGACGGCCCAGGCGGCGAGGTCGACTTCCCCTGGCTTGTCGCCGACGCCGACCAGCTCCCGGAGACGTACTTCTACGACATCCAGCAAACAGACGGCGCCGGGCGGATCCTCACGATCGCGAAGAACGAGTACATCTTCCAGCAAGACGTCACGAAGTAGGAGACCGACATGGCGATCCAGTTCATCATCGAAGACGGGACCGGGCTCGACGACGCGACGGCCTACGTTGACCTCACGGTCGCGGACCAGTATCTCGAGAACACCGACCGGAAGACGGCCTGGAGGGCGTTCTCCTCGAAGGAGCGCCAGGCGGCGCTCATCCAGGGCGCGGACTACATCGACCAGACCTTCCGCCGGCGCTACAAGGGCCAGCGATTCAGCTCCGACCAGAGACTCGAGTGGCCGCGGATCCAGGTCTTCGACGAGCTCGGCGTCCTCACGACACCGCCCGCCGGCGACGCCGGGAGCATCCCCGAGGAGATCGGCAACGCCTCGATCGAGTACGCCTTCGAGGCCGCGAGCTCGCCGCTCGCCCCGACCCCAGTCATCGACGACACCGGCCGCGAGCTCATCCAGTCGCGCGACAAGGTCGACGTCCTCGAGACCTCCCGAACCTATCGCAACGTCTCGACGCCGAAGTTCCGCAAGTATCCGCGGGCCGAGCTCGTCCTTCGTCGCTGGCTCCGCCGCGCGACGGCTGGCCTCACGCTCCGGGCCGGATGACATGGCGCTCGAAGACACCGCCCTCGCCTTGATCCGCCGCTTCGGAGAGGACCGCCAGGTCGAGCTCCGGATCCCGGCCACGGCGCCAGCGGATCCGACGAAGCCCTGGCAAGTCGACCCGACCTCGACCGAGACGATCGTCACCGCGCCCGCGGTAGTCGTGCCGATCCGCCGCTCGATGATCGACGGCCAGAGCGTCCGCCAGGGCGACGAGACCGTTCTCATCGCGGCGCTCTCCCTGGGGACGACGATCCCGACGACCGCCGACAAGATCTTCGACGAGGGCATCGAGAAGAACATCATCTCGCTCGATCGTATTCACCCAGGCAAGACCGACTTCCTCTACAAGCTGCAAGTGAGGGCTCCCTGATGGCGATCGGGAAGCCCTTCAACCCGAACGAGATCTTCATCGCCCTCGAGGGCGAGCTCGCCGAGGACATCGGCGAGACCGCCTTCGCCATCTTGCGCAACCTCGTCATCCGCTCGCCCGTCGGCAATCCGACGCTCTGGCAGAACCCCGACGGCGCGGCTCCAGGTTACGTCGGCGGCCACTTCCGGCGGAACTGGCTCATCTCGGTCCGCGCGGCGGACTCCTCGACGACCGAAGGCGCCGGCGCTTCCGCCGCGGTTCCCCTGGCCGAAGGTCGGGCGAAGATCATCGCGGCGAAGGCGAGCCGGGCCTTGCGGATCATCATCCAGAATAACGTCCCCTACGCGAACCGACTCGCGCTCGGACACTCGACCCAGGCCGCGTTCGGCTGGATCGACGAGAGCATCAACGCCGCGCTCGGGACACCTGGCGGCGTGAGGGATCTCCGCTAGTGGGCGCAACAACACGAACCGCGGCCCAGTTCCGCGACACGATCCGGACGGCCTTCGGGACTCACTGGACCGACGCCGGCGAGGACCTCGCGACCGTGGCCTGGGATAATCTCGACTTTGACGTGGCGGGCCTTGACGACTATGTTCACCTGGGACTCGCTCACTCGACCGGAGAGCTCGCGAGCCTGGGCGCCGGCAATACAATCCAGACGAGGAAGGGCGTGATATTCGCGGCCCAGGCTTTCGTCCGGCATAATACCGGCCAGGAGCGGGCGGACGCCCTGGCGGAGATCCTTCTCGACTTTGTCGAGGCGACTCACCTCACCGGGATCCGCTTCCGCGACCCGACGATGATCGACAACGGCCGGATCCAGCAATGGTTCCAGGTTACGATCACCGCCTTGATCGAATACGATGCTTTTCGGACCGTGTGAGACGGCCTAACCTTTAGGAGACCGCCATGTCTGACACTAATCGAGTCGGGCTTCGTTTTTTCAGAAGCTCACAACGGACGGCCCCGATCCCTGGCGGCCCGTTCAACCTCAACCAGCTCCGCTTCACGGGGACGCCGAACCTCGCGTTCGAGCCGAACACGATCGTCTCGAATGAGATCCGGCCCGACCGCCAGATCTCGGACCTCATCCTGGTCGGCGCCGAAGCCGGCGGCGACACGGGGATCGAGCTCTCGTTCGAGGCCTTCGACGCCCTCATCGAGGACGGCCTCTTCTCGACCTTCGTCGCGACGATCCAGAAGCTCGGGACCGGCGAGATCACCGGCTTCGCGGCCGGCGACATCATCGTCGACGACGGCGCCGACTTCATCGTCGGCCAGGTCCTCCGCCTCCAGAAGCTCCTCACCGGCGACGTCGGCGACGGCATCTTCGAGATCACCGCGATCGCGACGAACAACCTCGCGGTCAACCCGCTCGCGGGAACCGCGACGACGGCCATCCAGGGAACCGAGACGGCGGACGCCGACACCCGGCTCAACGTCTCCGGCTTCGCGGCCCAGGCGAACGGCGACATCTCGGTCGTCGTCACCGGATCCGACGCGGTCTTCTCCTTCCCGACTGGCGCCCTCGACGACGCCTTCGGCCCAGGCCTTCCGATCCAGATCGGCCAGTGGTTCAAGTTCGCCGACTTCTCGACCCCGTTGAACAACGTCTGGACCCGCGCGCGTGAGGTCGACCTCACGGCCGACACGATCACCGTCGACGCACAGACCGGCATGGCGACCGACGCGGCCGCGACCGAACAGGTCCAGGCCTTCTACGGCTCGCGAGTCGAGAACGGCGCGGAGGCGATCGGCGACCACCAGAACGCGGTCGAGCGGCGCTTCGAGGATCACTCTCCGATCACGCGCGAGCTCTTCCTCGGCATGGCGCTCAACAACTTCAACATCACCCTCGCACCCCAGGCGATCGCGGTCGGCTCCTTGACCTGGTTCGGCTTCAACTCCGCCGTCTCGGACAACTCGCCGACCTATCCGGAGCTCTACGCGGCGCTCCCGGTCGACGTGCCCGCCGAACAGTTCGACGTCTACAACACATCGAACGACATCGGCCGGCTCGGCCGAGGAGTGGATCCGATCGACGCCGCCGGCGTCAACTTCGTCCTCGAGGCGACGATCGAGATCAACAACAACCTCCGCCGCCAGCCAGCGGTCGGGGTCTTCGGCGCGAGCGGGATCGGCGTCGGCGAGCTCTCCGTGACGGGGACGCTCTCGACCTACTTCGACAACGACGAGATCCTCCAGATCATCCTCAACAACACGGAGACCTCGCTCGATCTCATCATGCAGGGAGCCGACGGCCGGACAATGGTCTTCGACCTTCCTCGGATCAAGTTCTCCGGAGGAGCGCCAGACGTGCCAGGCAAGAACGCCGACGTCACGATCCCCGGAACCTACCAGGCAATTCTCGACAAGGCGCTCGGCTACACGATCAGCGTCCAGCGCGTGAACTTCGCCCGGTAGCCATCAACGACAACCGGGTCGACGAGGCCCAGGAGGAAGACCGTGAGAGTTTTCGAGGCCTTTGAAACCAGTGAACGGCTAACAAGTGAGGGGCGAGAGTGCGAGATCGAGTTCGGCGGGAGAGTCATCTGCAAGATCTGGGTCCGCCCCGCGGATCCGGTTCTCAATGCCGACTATCGTCGAGAGCTTTCCGAGCTCTCGGTCGGGCTTCTCAAGGACGGCAACGTCAACGAGATCGACGAGGACACGGACCGGCTCCTTCTCTGGAAGGTCTACGCCCGGAGCGTCATCTTGAAGATCACCTGGACGGATCCCGCGGACCAGAAGGACGCGAAGCTCAAGTTCAACCAGGCCATGACGCCAGCGAACCGCGAGAAGAACGCGATCGCATTGTTCAAGCGCGTCCCGAAGTTCTTCCAGGGCATCCAGGAGGTCGCCCGCCAGTGGTCGCAATACCGGGCCGCTCACGAAGAAGAAGCCGCGGGAAACTAGCCGCGGTCCTCGATCACACGCTCCGGCTCGGGGACTCGGAGGCCCAGGGGAAGGTCATCGCCGCGCACAAGGAGCGGGGCCTCACGCCGCCCGATCACCTGGTCAACCCGCCGAAGATCGAGCTCCGCTTCCTGGTCTACTGGGAGGCCTTCCAGGATCTCCAGACCGAGCGCGTGAGCTCGCGCCAGACGATCCCGATCGTGAAGATCCTCGACTATGCGGACCGCTACGGGCTCGACCCGGACACCTTGAAGCGGATCGTCTGGAAGACCGACCAGGTCCTCCTCGATCACTGGAAGGGCGTCGAGAAGTCGCTCGCCGACCAGGCCGAGGCCGAGAAGAACAAGGACAAGAAGCCGACGCTCGGCGCGGGAGCTAAGACATGACCGATCGCGTCATCCGAGTCGTCCTCGATGGTTCCGGCGTTCGCCGTGGCGCGATCAGGGCGAAGAAGGACCTCCAGGGGATCCAGCAAAAGACGAAGGCCGTCACCGGACAATTCAAGGCGGCCGCCGCCGCCGCGGCCACGTTCGCCGCCGCCCTGGCGATCCGCGAGATCGTCCAGCTCACGAACACCTACCAGTCACTCACGAACCGCCTCCGGGTCGTCACGGGCTCCACCGAGGAGCTCACCACGGCCTCCGAGCGTCTCTTCCAGATCGCCCAGGACACGCGCGCGCCCTTCGAGGCGACCGTCGGGCTCTTCTCCCGAGCCGCCATCGCGGCGGACGAGCTCGGGGCCAGCCAGGAGGAGCTCTTCCGGCTCACCGAACTCTCGGGCAAGGCCCTGGCCGTGTCCGGATCCAGCGCGGCCGAGGCGTCCGGCGCGCTTCGCCAGCTCTCCCAGTCGTTCTCGTCCGGTATCGTCCGCGGCGAGGAGTTCAACTCGATCCTCGAGGGCGCGTTCCCTCTCGCTCAAGCGGCGGCCCGTGGCCTGGACGCGGCGGGCGGATCCGTCGGTCGTCTTCGGACTCTGGTCATCGAGGGGAAGGTCTCGTCCCAGGAGTTCTTCCGCGCGATCCTCAAGGGCGGCGGGGAGCTCGACGAGCAGTTCGCGGCGACCGAGGTCACGATCTCCCAGGCCATCATCACGATCAACAACTCGCTCATCTCCTTCGTCGGGCGGATGGCCGACGCCTCCGGGGCCGGCCAGACGCTCACGACCGTCCTCGCCGACACCGCCGGCGTCATCGACGACCTCTCGGACGCCTTCACGGCGAACCTCTCCCCGACCGAAGAAGTGAACGGCGCGCTCCAGGTCTTCGTCACCGCGGCCCTCGTTGCGATCCGGGTCGTCGACAGTCTCTTCTCCTCGCTGTTTAATCTCGCCACGATCGGCTTCACGATAGTCGGCGAGAGAATCGGCGGGACGACCGCGGCCCTGGTCCAGTTTGCGAAGGGGAACGTCGACGAGTCCGTCGCGATCCTCAACGACCTCAACGAGCGCAACCTCGAGACGATCACCGGCGGGATGCGGACCCTCCGCGACACCTTGATCTCCGACACTTCGTTCACGATCGAGGCATTGATCGAGCTCTGGGACGCCGGCTCGAGGAAGATCAGGGAGACCGCCCGCTCGGGATTAGAAGACGACGGAGGCGGCGGCGGAGGCGGCGGTCCTAGCGTGTCGGCCGAGGACTTCCAGGACGCCCAGGACGCGGTCCTCGAGTTCATCACGGCCCTCGAGAACCAGGAACAGATCCTCGCGCTCACGGCGGACCTCGGCGATGAAGCCGGCGCGGCGATCGCCATCTTCAAGGACGAGCTCGCTCTCGCCAGCGCGGAGGCGGACATCTTCGCCGACCTGGCTCCGACGGCGGCGGTCATGGAACTCCGGGAGGCCTTCCTGCAACTCGGCGCCGACGCCCAGGAGTCGATCCGGCTCTTCACCGAAGAGCTCGAGGCCGCGGATCTCGAGGCGAGCTTCGAGGACATCATCACCGCCCTCGAGACCGAGATCGAGCTCCTCAACGCGGACAACGAGGCGCTCGCCGCGAACGCCCAGCTCCGAGCCCTGGCGGCCGGCGCAACGGCCGAACAAGCGGCGAAGATCGGCGAGCTCACCGAGATCCTACTGGACGAGACCGACCGCCTCCGCGAACAGGAGGACGTCCTCACGGGCTTCTTCGAGGCCATCGGAGCAAGCGCCCAGCGCGAGCTCTCCGGCCTCCTGGCGGATCCCCTGGCCGAGGGCCTGGACGAGCTCCCGGCCCGCTTCGCGCGCGTCCTGCAACAACTGGCAGCCGACGCCCTGGCGGCCGAGATCTTCACCATCCTCCGGAACTTCGGCTCGAACGCCCCAGGCGGCGGCGCCGGCGGCTTCGCCCAGTTCGTCGGCGGACTCTTCGGCGGCGGCTTCCAGGCCGGCGGCCAGGTCTCCGCCGGCCGGTCGATCCTGGTCGGCGAACGCGGTCCCGAGTTTTTCAGTCCTCCGGGCGCCGGCTCGATCACGCCGAACGTCAACATCTCCCAGGCGGCCCAGGCTCCGCCGGTCATCCAGATCGTCAACACGATCGACACGGCGGAGATCACGGCGGCCTTCAATTCCGGCGAGGGCGACACGGTCCTCCTCAATCGAATCGGCGCCAGGCGGACCGCCTTCCGCCAGGCGTTAGGAGTCTAAGATGTCCTACCTCGAACAAGCTCTTCTCGCGGACGGCGTCCTCGCGGACGGCCGGATCGTCGCCTCGCTGGCGATGATCGAGCACTTGAAGAACCCGAACGTCTTGAGCCTCGACGCCATCGGCGGCAACAACGGCTCGGGCTATGTCGTCGGCGAGACCTTCGACATCGTCGGCGGGACCGCGGTCTCGATCAACGGCGTCACCCTGGTCGCCCGCGGGGTCGTCGTTGCGATCTCCGGCGATGACGTCACCGAGGTCAAGATCACGAGCTCGGGGATCTACACGTCGCTCCCAGGCGTGACGAACGTCGTCACGACGAACGCCTCGGGGATCGGCGACGATCTCCTCACGGTCGACCTCACGACCCAGGCGGCCCAGTGGACCGAAGACCGGAACACCTTCACGGATCTCCTCACCGACTTCGAGTGGATCGCGACCTCGGTCAAGGCGACGAACGCGCCGACGGTCGGCGTCGACGCCCAGCTCTCCGGAGCGAACGACGGCTTCCAGTTCATGACCGCCTCGAGCTTCAATTCGGGCGCGACCTTCCTCACCCAGCCAGGCGCGCCGCCTGATAACGAGATGTTCGCCGCGTGTCCGAACCAGGACCCGGACATCTTCATCTCGACGACCGAGCGGCGGATGAATTGCCTCGTCTCGGATGGCACGAATAAGCAGTATTTCGGGATCGGGCTCTTCATCCCGTTCACGAACTCCGACCTCAACTACCCCTTCCCAGGCTTCGTTCACGCCCAGAGCCGCTCGATCCAGGCGATCAACGCGGCCAGGTCGAGCACGAACTCGGGGATCGTCAACCTCAACTCGTACACGCTCGCCGGCCAGCTCGGGCCGGTCCAGTATCGGGACAACGTGAGCCCGGCCTGGCTCGGGATCGCGCTCGACAACAACGACGGCGCGGAGGACCAGGACTCCCAGCTCTGGCCGATCTCGGCCTCCGGCGCCGGCTTCCAGTTCGCCTTCACCGACGCGCCGGTCCCGTCCGGATCCTCGGCCACGGCCGCGAACATGATCCCGTTCGTCGTCAGCGCCGGCACGATGTCCGACCCGGAGTGGTTCCAGAACGCCGCCTCGTCGAAGATGCCCCAGGGCGTCGCGCCGCTCGGGCCTGGCGCTCGCCTCGCGCTCACCGGCCAGCTCCACATCATCAAGAACCAGCCCGGCGACGTGCAAGTGATCGGGGTCGTCGACGGCTGGGAGCAAGTTCACGGCCGCGGCCTGGACGCCTTCGACGAGATCATCTCGTTCGACGGCCGCCGCTTCCTGGTATTCAACGACACCAACACGGCGGACATCTTCCGCTTCGTCGCAATGGAGAAGCTCTAGTCATGCCATTCAGAACAGACACCGGAGGCTTCGAGCCAGGCGATGACGACATGGCCGACTTCCTCCAGGACATCGTCCTCCCCTTCGTCACCGACTCCTTCGTCGCCGGCGGCCTCGCCTGGATCCGCCAGACGCCGACCGAGGGCAACGGCTCACACCCGAATTTTAACTATATGTTCTCGCGCGGGGTCGTCGGGACCGAGCTCCCGCCGTTCTGGATGGCCGGGACGACGCTCAAGTCGCTCTTCATCTTCACCGGCTTCGGCAGTATCAACACGGGCCAGCAAATCTACGACCAGCCAGGGAACCCGATGAACTACCCGCCGAACGCCTCCCAGCCCTACAACGACCCCGGCTCGGAGTTCCACTCGCTCGGCTGCCAGTTCCTCAACACGGTCGTCGGGCCCTACGACTCCTTCTGGCTCTTCGGCGGCGCGGGCGCCGAGTATCTTCACATCGTCCTCAAGGTCAACTCGCGCCAGTATCGCCACTTTCACGTCGGGATGTTGACGCCGCTCCACACCGATCTCGACCCCGACTCGTTCTACATCACGGCCCATTGTGTCTCGAACCTGGACCCGGACGACCTGGACGGCGCGCAACGCTTCGGCGGCTCGAACACGGCGAGCACCGAGCACCAGCCGTACTCGGACTTTCATCGGTATCCGTTCGCCTTCCGCAACCGGAACAACCTCCAGTTCTCCGGCGAGAACCTCCGCAACCGCGGCCTCCTCCTGTATATGCCGAACATCGGCGCGCTCGGCTTCGACTGGTATCACAACCTGAGCATCGAGGGCAACGCCGACTCGGGCGCTCGCAACGCAACGACCCAGGGCAACATGAGCACCGTGACGACGACCGAGAAGCCTATCGGCGACGTCAACGCGAACTCGGACGACGTGCTCTTCGGCGTCGCGAATTGCTCCGGCTACAACGACGGCCTCGGGACGACGATGTTCTACTCCGACCCGACCTTCACGGCGAACTCCCAGGCGCTCGTCCCGATCCTGGTCGGCGCGGTCGTCGACTTCGAGAGCGATCGACGCATGGCGCCGGTCGCCCAGATCCCCGACATCTTCCGGATCAACATGAACAACCTCGACCCGGAACAGGAGATTCTCATCGGCTCGGACACCTACGTCGTCTTCCCGATGACGAACAAGGACAGCCAGAACACCCTCGCCAATGAGGGATACACCGGCTTCGAGGGCCTGGCTTACAAGAAAATCACGGCCGACGCGAGCTAGTCATGGCGGACAAGGGCGCCTTCTCGTTCGGGGTCCTGGAGTTCGCTCCAGGCAACCCGGAGTTCCCGGTCCTCCCGACCGGGCCGCCCCAGGGGACGCTCGACATCTTCTACCATGCGGCCTCGCTCACCTTCGAGCGGGCCGTCGTCCTCACCCTGGCCGAGCGGAGCGCCACGCCGGCGGATCTCTTCGCCGACTGGTTCCTGGGGACGACCTGGGTCTCGCCGGTCCCGGTCACGTTCGGCAACATCACGGCGACGAAGACGCGCGACGTCATCCTCCACAACACGAGGCGGAGCTCGGTCCAGCTCACCGCGATCGACGTCTCCGCGATCGCCGGCTTGTCGGTCATCTCGCCGGCGCCGCCGATCGAGATCCCGTCGTTCTCCTCGATCACCGTGGTCTTCGAGGTCACGACCGAGGGCGAGGCGACGATCGACGACGAGGTCATCTTCACGGTCGACGGCGGCGACATCGCGGTCCGCTTCACCGGCCGCCGGCTCATCATCTACAACACGATCCCCCAGAAGCCGATCAAGGAGACGATCGCCTTCCTCACCGAGCGGATGTTCGCGATCAACGGGATCGAGCAAGTCATGGAACTCCGCCAGCTCCCGCGCTCGACGATCCAGATCACCGAACGATTCACCGACAACGTCCGCCGCTCGAGCCAGCTCAACGTCATCAACGCCGCCGGCTTCTTGCGCGTCGGGATCCAGCTCTGGTACGAGGCCCGCGAGCTCACCCAGGCCGCGGTCGCGATCGACACGCTCGTCCAGATCTCGACGCTCGACATGGAGATCGCGGTCAACCAGGAGGTCTCCTTCGTCACGCCGGCCGGCATAGCCTCGAACGCGCTCACGGTCCTCTCGTTCACGCCGACCGAGATCCAGCTCGAGAGCCCGGTCGGGATCGTCCTCCCGCTCGGGACCGTCGGGATGCCGGTCAAGTACGGCTTCCTGCGACCGAAGGGCAAGATCCAGACCTGGCCGATCACCGCCGAGGACCTCACGCTCACCTTCGTCATCATCGAGTTCCGCGACATCGCGGCGCTCAATCTGGCCTATTTCGACACGCATCCGATCGACGGCCTCCCGCTCATGATCCAGCCGCTCTTCATCTCCGGGAGATCCCGCCGCGGCGAGATCATCCAGGCGCTCGACATCCTCGACTCGAGGACCGGCGACATCGCCAGCCGCCGGCAAGAACCGCTCGCGCGCCCCGGCCTGGACGTCCTGGTTCATCTCGAGAGCCTCGCGGATCAGTACGCCTGGCGCCAGTTCCTCTACTTCATCCGCGGCTCCTGGCTGCCGTTCTACGTTCCCAGCGGGACCGACGACTTGCCCCTGGGCGTCGACTTCTCCCTCGGCGGGAACACGCTCCAGATCGTCAACCAGGGCCTCCAGGAAGTCGACACGAGCCTCGCCCCGCGGCGCGACCTCAAGCTCACGGTCGAGGGCGTCGACTTCATCCGCCGCATCACGAGCGTCGCCGACGCCGGTCCGAACGAGACCGTCACGCTCGACTCGGTCATCCCTGGGACCGGGACCGTCCCGATCGCCGATGTTAAGATCTCCTGGCTCTACCTGGTCCGGATCGAGAACGACACCGCGACCTTCAACCACTTGCGGACCGGCAACGCCGAGCTCCGCTTCCGAGTTCAAGGAGTGATCGCGACATGACGTTCGACGCCTTCGAGACTGGAGACGGCTCCCCCGTCGAGCTCCTCACGTTCGCGAACGGTCTCGAGATCTTCCGCTTCTCGAACCAGCTCGAGCCGATCACGGTCGGCTCGTTCGTCTTCGAGCCGCTCGCCTATGTCCGGAGCGCCTGGTCTCAATCGAAGGACCAGGACGACAACAACGTCCGCATGACCGCGCCGAAGGACTTCGTCGTCGCCCAGCTCTACCAGGGAACCCTCACGTCGAACGTCACGACCGTCACGATCCAGCGGTTCCACGCCGACGACACGCCGACGCCCGAGATCCAGGTCGCCTGGAAGGGCCAGATCGTCTCGCTCCAGTATTCCGGCGACAACGTCGAGTTCCTCATGGAGCCGATCACGAAGGGGACGGAGATCACGCCGCCCGACACCTTCTCGAGCCAGTGCAACGTGTTTCTCTTCCAGTCGCCCGGCTGCCTCCTCTCCGCGGACGACTTCAAGTTCGTCGCCACGGCGACCTCGATCACGCCGGACGGTCTCGAGCTCACGTTCAACGGCCTCCGCGTCCAGGCCGAGGCTCTGGATCTCATCCACGGCGGCCCGCCCGGATCCCTCTCCTCGGCCGAGCTCGACAATTACTGGCAAGGCGGACACATCCGAACCGGCGCCGGCGAGATCCGCGACATCATCGAGGGCGACGTCTCCGGAGATCCCGACACGATCCGGATCCCGCTCAAGTTCCGGAGCTTCATCGCCGGCGAGGGCGCGAGTGTCTTCGCCGGCTGCCGACTCACCCTGGACATCTGCCAGCGCAAGTTCGACAACGCGATCAACTTCCAGGGTTACGCCTACATTCCAGAGATCGACCCAGCGAACACCGAGCTCCCGCCGGGATCCAGGACGTCGCCCTCGAAGTTCTCGGGGCCGCAATGATCTGGGCCCAGCTTTTTCTCTGGGTCGTGTCCTTCATCTTGACGGACTACTTCCGCGAGCGACTCCCCAGCCAGACCGCGTCGGGCCTGGGCGACTTCAACATCCCGACCGCGACCGAGGGCCGGCCCGTTCCGATCTGCATCGGCGGGACCGTCCGCTTCGAGGCGCCGAACTGCATCTGGTACGGCGACTTCGCCGCGGTCGAGCGGACCGTCGAGACCGGCGTCATCTTCAAGCGCGACGAGACGATCGGCTTCGTGTATCTCCTGGCGCTTCAATACGCGCTTTACAAGGGCCCGAGCGCCGGCATTACCGGCGTCTGGATCGGCGACGACCGCGTCTTCGACTTCGCCGTCGACGCCGGCGGGATCCCCCAGGAGGTCGTCGACATCGACCGGAACGATCTCTTCGGCGGCGAGGACCAGGGCGGCGGCTTCGTCGGCCGGATCCGGCTCTTCGATGGCGCCGAGAACCAGCCGGTCTCGGGCTTCCTCTCGACCAGGCTCGACCCGCTCCCGGCCTACACCGGGCTCTCCTACATCATCGTCTCGGACATCGCGGAGGTCGCCGGCGCGAACATCGGCGAGACGAATCAGCTCCGATATATTCGCGTCGAGCTCCAGACCTTCGACGACCTGGCCGGCTCCGCCGGACACCCAGGCCTCGGCGACTCCTTGAGCCTCGGCAACGATCACCACTTCATCGGCCCGGATCTCAACCCGATCGTCGCCGCCTGGGACGTCTGGACGAACACGCGCTGGGGCCGAGGCTTCGGTCTCTCCGACGTCGACATCGCGAGCTTCCAGGCCGCGGCGGAGACGGTCTTCGCCGAGGGCCTCGGCTGGACGAACGTCCAGGACGAACAGACCACGACCGGCGCGATCCAGGACCTCATCGAGCAACACGTCGACGGCTACATCGGACCGAACCCGCTCACCGGACTCATCGAGGTCACGCTGGCGCGGCCCGACTATGTCGTCCTCGACTTGCCGCTCGTGATCGACGTCGGCATGAGCGCGAACCTCCTCGAGGTCAAGGCCTGGGATCAGGGCGACTGGAGCAACACGAAGAACCGGATCCGGATCCGCTACACGGCCCGCGAGAAGGACTGGAAGGAGACCCACGCGATCGAGACCGCCGCCGGCAACCGCATCATCCAGGGCCGGATCCAGACCGAGGAGATCCGCTTCCCAGGATGTCACACGAGGGCCGTCGCCCAGATCATCGCCGCCAGGGAGAAGCGCGGCCTCTCGATCCCGCTCCAGAAGGGGACGATCATCGTCAACCGGACCGCCTACGAGCTCCGGCCCGGCCAGGTCTTCCGCCTCACGTCCAGCCAGGCCCAGACGACCGACCTCCCGGTCCGCGTGACGAAGATGTCGCTCGGGAACACGGTCAACCAGGAGCTCTCGCTCTCCGTCGTCGAGGACATCTTCGGCAACGAGCCGGCAACCGTCGAGCCGACACCGGCGTCCGACTTCGTCCCGCCGATCCAGGTCGTCTCGCCGTTCCTGGTCGCGGACCAGGCGGCCTTCGAGGCGCCCTTTATCCTCATGCGAGGCGACGATCTGCCGAACACCGTCCCGAGGATCTCGACGATCGCCCGACGCATCCCTGGCAACGCCGCGATCGAGTACGAGGTCATCCGCCGGACTGGCAACCCGCCGGCGGGCGCCTACACGTCGACCGACTTCGTCCGCGCGTCGTTCGCGAGCGTCGGCGAGCTCCGCGACAACGAGCCCGGAGCGATCTCCGGCCAGGGCGGCTTCTCCATGCAGATCGACCCGATCGGCGCCGAGAGTCTCGACGGGCTCATTGACGTCTACGGGCCGGCGGCCGGCAACTTCGCCGGCGTCGCCGTGATCTCGCCAGGCCTGGCGAACGAGGAGTTCATCATCTTCGACGAGATCGTCGACGACCTCGGCGGGATCCGGCTCGAGAACGTCTTCCGGGCTTGCATGGACACATTTTGGAAGGTTCACAACGCGGGCGAGCGGATCTGGTTCATCTGGACCGGCGGCCTCGGCATGGGGACGGAGACCTACGCGCTCGGCCTGGGCGTCGAGATGAAGTTCCTCCCGCGCTCACCGAACGACGCCATCCTGGAGCCGGCCGCGGTCCCGCTCCCGGTCGTCACGATCGACTCGAACACCGGCAACCGCCAGAACAAGCCGCTCCTCCCGGCGAACATCGCCTTCCTCGAGGGCCAGTGGCCGGCGACGGCGGACTGGGAAGCGACCGTCGTCCCCCAGTCGGGCGGGAACTACATCGGCCAGCAACTCGTCCCGAATCACCGGCTCTGGAGGACCCAGGACATCAAGAACTCGGTCCTCGGTCTCGACATCGGCGGCGCCGGCATCAACCCAGGCGAGCTCGACTCGATGGTCGTCTCGATCTGGATCCACGACCTCGACGCGGATCCAGGCGCGAGCCGCTCGAACGCGGTCTTCGAGATCATCGACGACGTCGTCGTCGACGCGAACCAGGAGCTCAAGGTCCCGAAGGCCGACATGATCGCCGGCGGCGCGGTCGGGCTCTCGTTCAACGCGCGCCTCGAGATCGAGACGAAACACTCGCCGACCGCCCAGCCATCCTCGAACGTCTCCCACTTGCCCGGCTTCTTCGACTTCCTGGCGACCGGGATCTTCTCGCTCGAGCCCGACCAGGTCATCCTCGGGGCTCAATTCAACGGCCAGGACGGCGACACGTTCGGGGTCGACGAGCTCGCTCGCGAGATCCTCTTCATCGGCAACGCCGAGATCGACACCGCCTCGAGCGAGTTCGGCGACGCCTCGGTCATCTTCGACGGGACCGGCGACGCCGTTCACCTGGCGAGCCCGGTCGACTTCGACTGGTACGACGGCGAGTGGACGATCGACTTCCGCCTCCGCTTCGACCAGATCGCCTCGCTCCAGGTCATCATCGGCCAGACCTGGATCGCTCCGGGCCGGACCTGGTACTTGCAATGGACGCCGAACTCCTTCCAGCTCTCGTTCTCCAGGAGCGGCTCCGACGGACCCTTCACGAACATCCAGCTCGGCGCCTTCACGCCGACCGTCGGCGTCTGGCTCACGATGAGGATCGTCCAGGCGAAGGAGCCGAGCTCGCCGCGCTTCTCGCTCTACATCGACGGGACCAGGATCGGGACGACCTTCACGGCGCAAAGTCACACGACGAGCGGCCTCGACTGGATCCTCGGCGCCCGTTACGACGGCGGGACAACCTACACGAACCCGCTCACGGGCCAGATCGACGAGCTCCAGGTCCGGCCGTTCGCCGCAATAGATCCGAACGCGACGTCCTACGTCGTCGACACCGAGGTCGCGAACGGCCCGGTCTCGATCGCCGACCCGCTCATCGCGAACTTCGAGGACGCGGACGCCTCGACCAGTGACCGATCGGACGACTCGAGTCGCTGGCCCCTCACCTTCGGCGCGACGACCGAGATCGACACGGCCCAGGCGATGTTCGGCTCGAGCTCGCTCCGTTGCGATGGCGTCCCCAGTCTCACGCCGGCATCCTGCGACGGCGTCTGGCTCCCCGAGACGCTCTTCCCGGCGGCGCCCCTCAAGTCCTGGGACCTGGAGCGCCTCGACTGGACGATGGAGGCCTTCGCCCGCTTCATCACGCTCCCGAGCTCGAAGGCCGACGGGATGGCCCTCATCTCAAAATACAACCGGCCCTCGGGGAATACGCTCGACTGGTTCATGAGCCTCTCCGTCAACGACGACCTCGAGTTCTTCTACTCGCCGACCGGCAACGTCTCCGCCGGCGTCACCCGGAACATCGACATCGGGACGCTCCTCACGGGCGTCTGGTATCACTTCGCGATCCAGCGCCGCGGGGATAACATCGAGTTCCTCTTCGACGGCGACCGCGTCCTGGAGGACGTCGACTACTTCGACGGGAACAAGGTCTTCAACGACGTCTCGAACCCGGTCGCGATCGGGCGGATCTACGACGCGAACGTCGTCACCAGGACCCGCGCGCTCGACGGCTGGATCGACGCGGCCCGAGTTCGCGTCGGCTCGACGATTTACCCGGACGCCTCGACCTACACGGTCCCGACCTCGCCGCCGGCGCCTGGCGACCAGGGCGACCAGGATCTCCTCCTCCTTCATCACTTCGACGGCGCCGACTTCTTCGCGACCGACCGGATCCAGGAGACGGACGACGGGCTACGCGGGACGCGGATCACGTTCCTCTCGGGCGGCCGCTACCTGGACGCGGCTCCGAAGTTCGGCGTGACTCACGGCGACGCCGGCGACGACGACGGCTTCCGCTTCTCCGAGTCGCTCATGTGGTGGGACCTGGCCGACGGCGACTTCACGATCGACATCTGGTTCCGCAACAACGACACCGAGGCCGAACAGCCGAACAACGGGGTCGCCTTCTTCAATCACTGGCTCGAGGCTGGCGACGAGCGCGGCTGGAGGTTCTCGTTCGACAAGACGACCGACCGCCTCGAGTTCATCTGGACGACCGACGGCACAACCGGCGACGAGCGGACCGCCTTCGTGAGCTCCTTCAACTTCGACGCGACCTTCCAGGACGACGCGACCTTCGTCCACGTCGCGGTCGAGCGGGACGGGACGGCGCTCAACATCTACCTCGACGGCGTCATCCAGACGATCGACGGCGCGAGCGACGTCATCGGGACCGACGTGATCTTCAACCCAGGGAACCGAGGGATCCAGGTCGGGATCGAGGACGAGTCGACGGGCAACAAGACGGCGAACGGATACTGGGACGAGTTCCGGATCACGAAGCGCGCGGTCTACGGGAGCTCGAGCTTCACGCCGGAGACGTCGGCCTACACGGCCCCGCCCTCGCCGAACGTCTAACGCCGGCGCGTCCTCATCGGGTTCCAGGAGCGCCAGGCGACGAACGCGACGAAGCCGTCGATCGAGAGCGCCGTCCAGGATCCGGTCGTGACGTGCCAGACCGCGAGCCCGGCCATCGCGAGGAGGATCCCGATGAAGATGAAGTCGCGCATCTCTCGGACTATACTCTCCGCAACGCCGAAGCCGTGAGGGCTCCGATCCACTCAAGGAGACCTTGATGTCCCAGAACCTCCAGCTCCAGAAGACCGTCAACATCCACGCGCGGAGGATCCGACACCGCCGCCGACTCCTCACGACCGACCCGCGCTTCACGTCCCGCCATCCAGGCTTCGACAACTTCCTCGACCGCGAGGCGACCCGCGCGAACGCGAGCCCGCTCCGCCTGGTCGGCGAGGCGATCGCGGCCGCCGGTTCCGGCTACGCCGTCCAGGACCAGTTCGACATCACGGGCGGGACCTTCACGGTCCCCGCGGTCGGCATGGTCGCGGCCATCGGCGGATCCGGAGACGTGACCGGGGCGAAGCTCATCGAGCGCGGGACCTACACGGTCGTCACGCCGCCGGCATCGGCGACGTCTGTGATCCGAAGGAAGAACGGCGCGCCAGCGGCCGGGACGGGCTTGACGATCAACGACTCGATCACGGTCGCGGTCTCGGGCGTCACCGCCGCCGAGCTCATGGCGGGACTCCGTTCGCGCTTCGACATCGGCGGCTCGATCCCGACCAGGAAGGCCGCGCGAGACTATCGCAACCGCGAGAACTCCTCGGACACCTATCAGGACGCCGGCGTTCCGATCTCTTAGTCCGGACGCTCCCGAAGGAGCGAGACGTCGCGAGCTCGGAGGGCCTTGTTCATCCTCCAGGGCTCCGGCGCCTGGCCGGCTTGCTTACAGGCCCGACACAACCAGGCGAAGCCGTCCGGCGTAGATCCCGAGAGGTCGACGAGAATGTGCCCGACCGTGACGTCCTCGTGGACCTCGAACTCCTGGTCGTTCAACCAGGCGATCAACTTCACCGCCTCCGGCCGACCGATTGTTCCCGAGGCCATGTTGACGCGCTTCGCGGCGCGCTCCTCTCCGCCTGGCGGCTGGCTCCGCCTCCCGTAGGATCCGCCACGCGGCGGACCGAGTCCCAGGTCCTCGGGCGAGTTCGACTTCGGCTCGTCGTCGTCGGGGATCACCGGCTTCGGCGCGTCGAAGAGGCCGCCCTGGTCGCGCTTAGAAGGGGACATCGGCGTCGTCATCTAACGGGGCCGGCTTGAGGTCTTCCTTCGTCCTGGGCGGACTGGCGTCGTCCTGGGCCCGCTTCCGGCCTCCTCCCTGGACGCGGAAGCAATCCGGGCAGAGCTTCATCCAGCTCGCGCCCTTGAACGCCTTCCCGCACCCTGGGCCCTCACACGTTCGCTCGGTCTGGCATCTGTGCGGCTGGCGACTGATCGGATGAACGGGAGCCCAGCGGTCGTTCTTGTTGCGGTCGAAGGCGATGTCCTCGCCGCAACCTCTACAGATCGTCGTGTTCGTCATGTCTCGCTCCTGGTCTTCTAGTGGTTGAAGTTTATCGTGTCGCTTCGATCTCAGGACGCCCGAGGCCTCCCGACCAGGTCGAGATCCTCGGACGCCCGTCTCTTCATCGCTTACGCTTTCGAGAGCTCGTGGACTCCGGGCGCTTCGATCACGCCGTCCCGGTACGCCTGGCGCGCGGCTTGTGATCGTCCCCGAGTAGCCGCTCGACACCCAGGCGCTCGCGTTATCCGCTCACCTGGGCGGCTCGTAGTTCTTGCGGGGAGGGATCGGTCGCGGTAGGATCCGCGGGCCGCTCGACTTCCTGCAAAGTCTTCCGAGCGAAAAAAGGCCCCGCCGGATGAGAGTCCGACGGGGCCGTCTGTTATACGCCGACATCGCCGTCGACTCAAGCGGCGAGACAATTCACACGCCGGGCTTCCACCAGTCCGGCTTCTTCATCCGCTCCGTCGTCGCCTCGACGATCGCCCTCCGCTCGATCCCGATCTTCGAGAGCCGCTCGAGCATGAGCTCGACCGCCGTGTCGAACGACTCGCCGGCGTCACCGTCGACGCCCTGGGTCCAGACCGTGTCCTTCTTCTCGTGACCGTATCGGACCGAGCCGCCGTCGTAGTTCGCGATGAGGATCGCGGCGTCGGTCGCGTCGTGTAGGCTTCCCATGTAGACGCCGGCCGCCGTGAAGATCTTCCACTGGGGCGTCCGGTTCCGGCCAGGCCTTCGCGCGTTCATGCTCCCGCCCTCCGCTCGGCGGCTTCCTCGGCCTCGATGTCCCGAAGCTCTCGGACCCGGTCGTCGTAGATCTTGAGGTCCGCCGCGCTCGCGCGCTCCCGGTCGACGATCTTGATGACCTTCTCGCCGGCGCAACGATAACAGGCGACATCGTAGTCTCCGCGGAAGTAGGCCTCCTCGAAGTCGGGGTCCTCGCGGAACTGGTCCGGCGAGATCCCGTTCCCGTCGATCGCGGGATTGACGTGAGAGCCGACACCGCGACACCGCGGACACAAGGAGAACTTCGCCGGCAACTCCAGGACAAGTTCGTCACCGAGCTCGTCCCAGGTCGTGACCTCGATCGTCGTCGGGCCGCCGGTCATGACCGTCTCCGATCGACTTCGACCGAGAGCGTCTTCGTCCGACGGTCGCCGGCGATGAGGGCCATCTTCTCCAGGAGGGCGCGGCCGGCCTGGGGACCTTCGTCCGCCAGGCGCCGCTCGAGTAGATCCTCCAGGCGCTCGACCGCGCGCTTGAATTGCGAGCGGACCAGGAGCGGCTCGAGGGCGGCGATCTTCTCGTCGATCGTCGCCTCGTGGATCTCCAGCTCCTCCGCGTTCATCACCCGGACCGGATAGCCTGGGAAGGTCGTCTTCGTCTTCATGTCGTTCTCCTCGGTTCGTTGATCCCGCTCCAGTTCTTCTCCTGGCGCTTCCTTGCGCCGTCGCGTCTCTTCCGGGCCTTCGCCATGACCTCGGCCAGGGAGTCGCCCCAGATCGGCGCGACCGTCGGACCGTAGTGACTCCCGTCGCGCGTGTTGTGCGTGAACGCGACGAACGTCGGCGGCTCATCGGCGACCCGCGAGTCGTCCCAGTCATCGAACCAGATCTTCGCGTCGGGATCCTCCTCCCAGGAACACTCCCGGACGTCGATCTCGTAGCCGACCCAGCGGCCCCAGCGATCCAGGAGATCGAAGCCCGTGACCTCGCGGTCGAGCTTCGTGCTCCCGGTCGACTTCCACTTCTTGCTCATGTCGTGCCTCCTTCGCGGATCACCCGCGCGGCATGGACGAGGGCCCGGAACGGCGACGGCCGTCTCCTTCCCTCGATCCGGTTCAAGTGGACCCAGACGCCGGCCCAGTATCCGAACATCACGAACTTATACCGGGCGAGCGAGGCGAGCGCCTTGTCCGCCGCCTCCTGGATCTCGTGGTCGAGCTTGTCTTCCTTCTTCATCGTCGTCCTCCTACTGGTTCACAATTTCGGGCGCCTGGTCGGCGCGTCGTTGAAGTTCGTGATCGAGCTCGTGATCGTCTCGATGTCCATGTCGGCCAGGCCGGCGTCGACCTGGGCCTGGATCCGGCGCTTCATGAAGGCCGCCCGATCGTCGCCGTGTTCGGCCTTGTAGCGGCTATGGTTGACCGCGATGTTCGTCGAGTCGGCGCTCTCGAAGCGCGTGAGGCCGGCGAATACTCCGAGCCCTCGCATCAAGTGGATCCACGGCCGGCGATCATGATCGGCCTCGACCTGGTCGACGACGTCCGACGCCTCCTGGATCCGCGCCAGGTAGTCGCCGCGCTTCCGTTGAACGTCGAACTCGGCGCAAGATCCGAAGCCGACGAAGTTCATGATCCGGCACAACTTCGCGAGCTGGTCGAGCGACTCGTTCAGATGCCAGATTGCCATCGTCCGCTCGGGGAAGTCGGCGACCTCCTCGCGAAGCGCCCAGGAGATCTCGAGAAGGTTCTCGCGCTCGGATCCCTCGATGACGTCCGGGATCACGGCGACCGCCTGGGAGCTCCGCGCCTGGGCTTCGTTCGCCCAGGTCCAGAACTCGTTCCGGTCGATCGCGCCGTTGCCCTGGCGCCAGTGAGTGAAGGCTCCGTTGTCGAGGACCAGGATCTCGTCGTCGCCGACGAACTCGATCGCCCGATCCAGGTCTCGAGGATCCGCGTGAGAGACGCAAAACGACGAGCCGGCCAGGGACGGGAAGAGGGACTTCGGCGTCACCGGAGTCCCGACCACGATCCGCGGCTTGAAGATCTCGTTCATGCTCCGACGGCCTCGAAGATCAACGACGTCAACTCGACGCGAGTGTTGAAGATCTCGGCCTTGCGACGAGCTTCGTCGAGCGTGACGGCGAAGGCCTGGTCGCGATCGGTCGAGATCCAGTCCTGGCCCGAGCGTCCGGTCCAGAAGAAGGTCTCGCCGTTCTTGTTTGCTGTGAGGATGAAGGTCATGTCGTGCTCCTGGTTGCCGCGGTAGATCCCCGCGTTGAAAAAGTTAAGCGTAACACAACGCGGGACAGTCAACGTGAACCCCGTCACAGATCTCGACACTCGTCTCAACAAGATCAAGGACTTGCGAGGAAAGCCCGCGATTATGTCGCCGGCGCCCTGGGCGATGCCCTGGGCTCGTTGCGCGTGTGACCGTTCTCGTGTCGTGTTACAGTGAGCGAACGACAACCCCAGGAGATGTTCCCCGTGAAACACCCGCACCTTCTCCGCCGAGCTCGAGCCGAGTCCGGCAAGACCGCCGAGGAGATCTGCCACTTGTCCGGATGCACTCGGCCGACGCTCTACCGTGTCGAGGCCGGCCAGGTCACGCCGAAGAGACAACTCGCCCGCTCGCTCTTCCGCGTTTACAACGGCCAGGTCCCGCTCGCTCACATCTACGACCCGGAGTTCGCCGGCGAAGTGAGGGCCGCCTCGTGAACCGCTCGCTCACGATCCAGGAGAAGGTCGGCTCGTTGCCGTGGCGCGCTTGTCCGTCCGCGGACACGACGGTCGGCGAGCTCGAGGCCGCGGTCTCGATGTTCAAGATCACGATCGCCCGGACGACCGCCGACGAGATCCTCCTGGTCCAGACCGACGAGGCGATCCGCGACGGCGATCCGCCGCCGGACATGGAAGAGCTCGGGACGGCGATGTTCGGCGAGGACCACAACGCGATCCTCGTGACCGAGTCGGGGATCTACAAGACACTCGACGGCGAAGATCTCGCCGCCGGCTAGTTGACGCCGGAGTTCGTTCCGATGGCGCGGATCCGTGAGGGATCCCTGGGGCGGGCTCCGGTTTTTTTTCGTTCTCGTGAGGAGAGGAAGATGATGAGCTCGAGCGACTTGCCGGCGTGTCCGGCGTGTGGATCCCGTGAGGTCCGAAGGGTCACGGATCCCCCCCAGACGTTCTTCAAGTGCGCGCAATGCGGACGCGACCGGACCGCGGCCTGGGAGGCCATCCAGCCGCCGAAGCCCGACATCGACACGAGCGGCGCCGAGTTCGAGGCCGGCGAGCTCAAGCTCGAGGCCGTGGATCCGAAGGCCGAGTCCTTCGACCAGGAGGCCAGGGACCGCCACTTCGAGGAAGACCAGGAGACGATCGAAGCGGCTTGTATGAGGCTCGGGATCGCCGCGACCTTGAAGGTCGTCTCGTGAGCGCGCCGCCGCCGACTGTCTTCATGGACGAGCGCGTCGCCGCCAGGCTCCCGGAGACCACGGCCGAGGCCCAGGAGGGGATCGGCCAGAACGTCAAGGTCATCGCCTACGTCCGCGAGGACGTGCATCTCGCGGCCGTTCGCGCCGCCGGGAGCCAGGACCGGGAGATCCTCGTCACGATCCAGGCCGTCGGCTCGATCCTCTACGGGCTCACGAGCCAGGGCCGCCTTTTTGTCTTCGACACTGGCGTCAGTATGCTCGAGGAAGACGACCCAGATCTCCAGCGCGAGCGCGGCTGGCATCTCGCCGCCGACCAGGAGCTCGAACCGTGAGGGCCTGGAAGGGCGCCGAGACGGATCCCGAGAAGGTCTTCCTCTACTTCCGCGAACACGCCGACAAGTTCTTCACCGAGGACCACGTCGCCGCCCAGATCAAGGTCGGCCGCCGGCGGACCCGGAGGATCGTCGCCTGGCTCGTCATCGAGGCGAAGCTCGAGTCGATCGAGACCGTGAGCTCGTTCGCCTGGGGCCGGCCGAAGAAGATGTTCCGCGCACACCGGAACGACAACACGCTCAACCAGGTCGAGCTCTTCCGTGACGCGATCGCCGCCGCCGGCTTCGGGGATCCCTACGGATGAAGGACTGGGACGACGGCCACTACTTCAACTCGACGAGCGTCGTCGGCCAGTCGCTCGCGATCTACACCGCGAAGGCGACCGCCCAGGACGACAAGGTCCTCGAGTTCCTCCGGCACAATCCGCGCCTCGAGGTCACGGCCGAGGACATCAACGACCTCGTCCTGGCCGGAGCTCCCGAGACCTCACCGCGGCGGGCGCTCTCGACGCTCTTCCGCGATGGCCTGGTCGAGAAGCGCGGGAAGACCGCGGGGAAGTATGGGCGGCCGATCTACGTCTGGCGCTTGAAGCCCGTCGAGCCGACCCAGGAGTCGCTCTTCTAATGTCGGGCCGTTGCCGAGATTGCGGCGCCATCTTCGACGAGCCGAGCTTCTCCGAGGGCCCGAAGATCTGGGACTCGAAGCTCGAGAAGGTCGTCCGCTTCGCCCGGATGCTCTTCATGTGTCCCGAGTGTCTCTCGACCAACATCCGCGAAGACCCAGGCCCGGCCGCGTGAGGACGACCAGGTTCGAGCCGGCCCCGTGTCCGTCTTGCGGGAAGTCGCTCGACGCGGCGACGCATCCGACCGAAGACCTCACGCCCGAGCCTGGCGACTTCACGATCTGCCTCGGCTGCCAGGACCTCTTCGTCTTCACCGACGAGCTCGAACTTCGGGCGCCGACGACCGAGGAGCTCGGCCAGGTCCCGCTCCTCGAGACCTCGCGATTCCAGGCCCTCATCACAGAAGCAAAAAGGAAGACGCCCGTCTCGTGAGCTGATACAGTGGCCGGACCTTTGCAGGAGAAAACCATGAACGAAAAAACGGACCAGGCGGTCGTCCTGGTCGAGACTCCAGTCTCGGAAAACGGCCACGCCCTCGAGGTCCGATCGGCCCTCGACATCAAGCCCTCGCTCTTCAAGGCGGGCCTCGATCGCCGCAAGAAGAACCGCGACACCCTCATCGACCACATCCGCGCCTCGCTCGTCGAGGGGACCGACTTCGGTCGGATTCACGTCGTAAAGCGCGACAAGTGCGATAAGGGAAAATGGTGCGACAACGACTACCACTTCTCGAAGCCGTCGCTCTGGAAAGCCGGCGCCGAGAAGATCTCGGGGATCCTCGGCCTCCGTGTCTCCTGGCCGACGCTCCGCGACTACGAGGAGCGCGTCATCCGCGGCGAGACGATCACCGAGATCATGATCCGTTGCGAGCTCCTCAACTCCGACGGCGTCATCATCGCCGAGGGCATCGGCGCGCGCTCGGTCGGCGAGGACGGCAACCTCAACAAGGCCTTCAAGATGGCGAAGAAGTCCGGCCAGATCGACGCGGTTCTCAACGTCGGCGGCCTCTCCGAGGTCTTCACCCAGGACCTCGAGGACATGGACATCGACGAGCTCGGCGAGCGGGATCCCTATCAACCAGGCGAGGACCGCGTCGAGTCCGCGATCCCGCGCAACCAGAAGCCGCTCGAGTCTCATTGTCCGATCGGCAAGGACTGGAAGGGCGTCCCCTGGGGCGAGGTCGACGACGGCTTCCTCTCCTGGATCATCCAGAAGATCGACGACAAGCCCGACCTCATCGAACGAGTCCAGCGCGAGATCGTCGCCCGCTATCCGGAGGACGACGACGCGAAGGATCGGCGCCAGGATGCTAGGATGACGACGGGGAAGAAGGTCTCCGACTACGCCCGCGAACTCACCCTGGCGGAGAACATCGACACGATCACCGCCATCAAGGACGAGCTCCCCGCGGAGTTCGAGCCATCTCTCCGGACTTTCATCGCGACCCGCGAACGAGAGCTCGGTCCCCAGTAACACAACGGGCCCGTGAGGGGCCAGGAGGACATCATGGAAATATCAACACAGAAGTCGCTCGCGATCGCCGAGCTCAACCCTATCGTCACCGACATCGCGGCCTTCGCCGGCACGATCGAGGGCCTCGACGTCACCGACGAAGAGACCCAGGGCCAGGTCGGCGACCTCGTGAAAATGATGGCACACCGCCGCCGCAAGCTCGAGGACAAGCGGATCTCGCTCGTGAAGCCGCTCTCGGGCGTCGTCAACGAGATCAACGCGCTCTTCAAGCCGCCACGCGATCGGATCGACGAGATCGTCACGATCGCGAAGGGCAAGATGAAGCGGTTCGCCCAGGCCCAGGCCGCCCTCGCGAATGAGAAGGCCCGCCAGGAACGCGAGACCGCCGAGCGCGAACGCCGGGAGGCCGCGGATCTCGCCGAAGTTCTCCGCAAGAAGGCGGGCATCGAGGCCGAACCGATCGCCCAGGCCGTCGTCGCCGAGGCCCAGAAGAAGGTCGAGAAGGCGTTCAAGCCGGAGGCCTCGAAGGTCGCCGTCACCCGCGGCCAGGAGTCCTCGGTCATCGTGACGAAGACCTGGAAGGGGAAGGTCGTCGACATGATGGCGATCGCGAAGGGCGTCGCCGAGGGGCGTCTCCCGCTCTCGGTCATCGAGCCGAACATGAGCGCGATCCAGGGCCTCGCCCGTGAGACGAAGCGCGCCCAGGTCGTCGACGGGATCGAGATCTGGGAGGACATCGGGACGCTCGTCCGATGAAGGGCCAGTTCGAGAACGAGAGCCGGAAGCCGGTCTCCGCCGACTTCCAGCTCCAGGTCGACGAGCCGGCGAAGCGGATCCAGATCATCGACGAGGACCTCGGCAACATGAGCGTCACGAACGACATGGAGGCGGTCCTCCGCGAGGTCTCGCTCAACGTCGACAACCCGCTCTCGGACTATGCGATCGTCTACCGCGACTCGACCGGGACCTGGGACCGGATCCTGGTCGAGCCTCACGACGTTCTCGCTCACACCTGGACCTTCATCATCCTCCCAGGGCCGGGCGACGCGCCAGAGAGCCGCGACATGATGACG